ATCGGACATCAACCGTTCGGTACTGGCCGCTGCTGCCAACCAGGGCACTCTGGTCGTTGCGGTTGCTGGCGCTGCTGGCGACTATGACGACATCGCACTGTGCGACGCGATCATGAACGAGCAGGGCGTGCCGGATTACGACCGCTATCTGGCTCTGTCGACCCGCGACTACAACGGCCTGGCCGGTAACCTTGCAACTTCAACGCGCTCTTTTGGAAATGCAAAGTCTGACCGTGCATACGAGCGTTCGTTCGTAGGCGAAGTGGCTGGTTTCCAGACCTATAAGCTAGACTACGCCAACCGTCTGGCAGCTCAGGCAACGACCGTAACCATCGCCACCCACGGCGCGCAGGCTCGGTACGTTCCGCAGGCCCCCCCCCGCGTGACCGCAGGCGTGCTGAACGTCGACAACCGCTACCAGCAAGTTACGGTTTCGACCACCACGGGCGTTGTTGCAGGCGATGCGTTCACGATCGCAGGCATCGAAGCCGTTCACCAGATCACCAAGCAGTCGACGGGCCAGCCAAAGACTTTCCGCGTGATCTCGGTTGACTCCGGCACGACCATGACGATCAGCCCTCCCATGATTGGTGCGAACTCCAGCCCGACTGATGCCGAGCTGCAGTACAAGAACATCAACGTGGCTAGCACGTCTGCAACTGCTGCGATCAACTGGCTGAACGACAACGCCTGTAACGTCAACTGCTTCTGGCAGCGTGACGCGATCGAGCTGTTGCCGGGCCGGTACAGTGTCCCGACCGATAGCGGCGCCGCAGTCATGCGCGCCTCGACCGACCAGGGCATCGAACTGGTGATGCAGAAGCAGTACGACATTGACACCATGACGATCAAGTATCGTCTGGACACGCTGTACGGCGTGGTCAACCGTGCGCCGGAGATGTCCGGGATTCTGCTGTTCGGACAGTGATGAGCCGATAGGCTAAACTTGGGGGGCGCAATGCCCCCCATTTTTTTGGAGATGACGATGCCGCTCAAAAAAGGCTACAGCAAGAAGTCGATCAGCGAGAACATCTCGAAAGAGGTGAAGTCAGGCCGCCCGCAGAAGCAGGCAATTGCGATCGCCCTTTCGACCGCGCGTGAGGCGGCTATGAAGGCAGGCAAGCCGAGCAAGGCACCGAAGGCGAAGAAGAAGTGAAAAAGGGTCTATACGCAAATATTGCAGCCAAGCGCGAGCGCATCAAAGAAGGCTCTGGCGAGAAGATGCGCAAGCCCGGAACCAAAGGCGCGCCTACCGCGAAGGCGTTCAAGCAAGCAGCAAAAACCGCGAGGAAAAAGTGACGTTCCCACGACACGTGTACAAATCACCTGGCCCCTACGCCAAGACATCCAGCCACCCGACCTGGGGTTGCGCGACTGTTGTCGACGAGGAGGATCTGGCGGCCGCTTTGAAAACAGGCACTTGGTTCGAGACCGTCGAGGAGGCGATCGAGGCGGCTGGTATCAATGCCTATCCCAAGCTCAAAGGCAAGGCGCGCGTGCGCGAGCTTCGCAAGCGCAAAGTGGTCGAGATCATGGACAACGGGCCGCCTACTCGTTCTGAGATGGAGATGCAAGCCAAAAAGCTCGGCATCGGCTACAATGCTCGGACGAGCGATCAAGTGTTGCTCAGCCGGATCAGCGAGGTGATGAGGAGTGGCGTACACCAAACGGCAGTTCGTTGAGGCAGCGCTCACCGAGATCGGCCTGGCGTCCTACGTGTTCGACCTGTCGCCGGAGCAGCTTGAATACGCTCGGCGCAGGCTCGATGCGATGATGGCTGACTGGAACGGCAAAGGCATTCGCCTCAGCTATCCCATTCCCGCCTCCCCAGAGCAAGGCTCGATCAACGACGAGACCTTCGTGCCAGACAGCGCCAACGAGGCTGTAATCCTAAACCTCGCCCTTAGATTAGCGCCGTCCTACGGCAAAGCCGTCATGGTCGAGACGCGAATCGCAGCAAAAGGCGCATACGATACCGTTCTGCAACGCGCAACAGCGCCAATTGAGCAGCAGATGCCCGGCACCATGCCAGCAGGCGCAGGCAACAAATACTGGCGCGTTGCGGATGACCCATTCCTCGAGCCGCCTGTTGATCCTGTCGAAACAGGGCCTGAAGGCATATTGGAGTTTTACTGATGCCCACGATTAACCAGCTTTCGAGCATCGGCGAAGTCACTTCGGCTGATCAGATCCCGACATACGACGAGTCGAACGGCGACACGCGCAAGATGTCGGTGCTGCAGTTGCAGGACTACATGCAGGACAATTTGAACCTGCCTAACAACTCGGACGAGGTTAATTTCCTGCAGGCAGGAACCAGCGCAGTCGAGCGGACTGTGCAAAGCAAGCTGCGGGATGTGGTGTCGGTGAAGGATTTTGGGGCGGTGGGTGACGGTGTTGCTGATGATTCCGCCGCCGTTCAGGCCGCAATCGACACCGTAGAGGCGCTTGGCGGCGTTGTGGTTTTTCCGCCTGGAAAATATCTATTTGGGACACAGGTCACGATCAACAGGACATATGCCGCCAGCGGCAGCAACTTTGTAGGAGAGCGAAACCTGCTGATCTCAGGATACGGCGCGGAGATTCGCACGACCGGCGCAATCACGGGTTTTGATGTGCGCGGCGGCTGGCTGCCAAACCACAACTGTTTGATTGAGGGATTCACAATCTACCACCGCGGCAACACACAAGCCGTTGGCGGCATCCGCATGATCGGTGCCGGAGTGGTCACTTGCAGTGAAATTAGCGTTGTAGTCAGCAGCTCTCTACCGGCAGGCTACGCCGCATTTAGTTTTGAAAACGCAAACCCGTCTGACATAGACACCGGCTGTTTCTGGTGCTTAATCGAACAGTGCTCGGTTAGACCTTGGTCTGGAGATGAAGGATTCGCGACCTATGGCGTCAAGGCGATGGGTACGGCCAATGCGCTGACATTGCGAGACAACACGTTTAGCGGATCAAATACGCACGTCATTCTTATGCCTCACCCAGGGCAGAATTCTTCGCCAAACTCGGTCAATATCGACGGAAACTTTTTCGAGGGACCAACCTCTTCAACGGCTATCCGGCTTGATGGGCAAGATGCGACATACCACGTCTCTGGAACCCGAATCACCAACAATAGATTTGAGGCTTTGACCACAGCGGTTACTCTGACAGGAACAGGCACGACGGTTCAGCTTCCAACCTATATGTCTGGTAACTATGCCGACACCGCTGTGACGAACTATGTGGTCAACACTCTTAATATCCCTTTGGTCATGCTTGACTTTGTCCTTGTCGGATCTCCGATGGGGCCGGCCAAGATGGTCAACCAGGCAGGCGTTACTATTGAAGCGCAAGATTCGACGTATGAGCCGCTTACGCTTATCCCGGCCAACCTGAACCGTGGCCTTGCGCTAAAAACGCAAGCCGGGGTTACGCTTGGAAGGATTTTGTACAGCAACGCAGCCGGCGGCGTTGGGATGCAACTGGCCGGATCGCACAGCCCCTACAGACCGCTAACTATCAAAGGATGCCAAGGCATCGCAGCTCGCGACACGGCAGCAAACAATCTTGCGGGGGGCGCTACTTTTTCTGCTTCAACCACGGTGGCGGTGACTTTTCCCGTTGCAGAGCCAGACGCAAATTATCTGATATTTATTGACACTCCGGCCAATGTGACGCATTGGGTAACGTCAAAATCGACGACCGGATTCACGATCAACGCAAGCGCATCAAATAGCAATACGGTTGGATGGCTGTTGATAAGGCATCTTTGAGGTAACCCATGCCCACCCTAAAACAGCTCCTCCGCTCCCGCACCGTGATCTTTGCAGTCGCTGTCGCGATCCTTAGCGTTCTGCAAGGATTCGTCTTTGCTCTGCCCTTGCCACCTGCCGGACAAGCGGCTGTTGGTTGTATCATTGCTGTGGCGGTGGTTTTGCTAAGAGCCATCACGACCGAGCCGCTTTCGAGGAAATAATCCATGCCGACTATCAACCAGCTCCCGTCGATCGACGAAGTGTCAGGCGGCAACCAGATCCCGACCTACTACGCAGGCGGCGGTGATGCGAGTAAGATGTCGGTCAATCTTCTGC